CATAAAACCCATACCCCATTGGGATATAGCCCGAGCCCGCTTGGTATTCTCGCGCCTCATCTTCGGATATAGGCTGCGTGGACATTAGGCGGAAGTGCATCCAATTGTTTATCTTCGTGTGGTGACCTTGTGACATTTTTTTAAGTTCCATAAGTTTAAAGAGAGGCCATCCATGGCCATTGGGGAAAGGGTTAGAAAGCAACTTTCATGAGCTTCCCAGCATCGCGCTCGATCTTCATGCGCGTGTCCATGTGGGGAATGCTCTGAGAAGCCTCTGTAAGGCCTCCAATTGCACCCCAAAGGCTGTAAGGGTTGCCGTAGCGGTCTTCGCGTTTCTCAGCCAAAGACAGTGCGTCCTCAGCCCTGCCACGCGAAATATTGGTGAGCTTGAGCTTTCCAATTGCGTTCATCAGGCCGTCAAGGGCTTGTTCTTTGGTTGCCCCCAGCTGGTATTTGCGAGCGTAGGCGATTTGGGCCTCAACTTCGGACGTGGAACTATCTGCATACCGTTTAAGCTCTACCCCCAATTGGTGGAAGGCCCGGGTGTCTGCGTTGCCCACGTGGCGAATACGCATCTCAGTCACGTTAGACGCGCCCCAGACGATGTTATTGCCACAGACCCGGTCATACAGGAAAGTCATGACGCCAAACGAGGAGGCGCCCACTTCGGAATTCCAGACGAAAAAGCCCCGGTTCAATCCTTTTGGTGAGCCCTCAATCGTCTTCGATTCGTCGACCAGGAAAGCAAACATGTCATGGTCTGAGGCATAGAGTCCGGCCGGTTCAAGTTCACCGGTCAAGGCTGGCCAACCCCCATTCTTAGCTGGGGAGAGGATCTTATAGGCCTTTGGGTTCTGCCAATTCGGGTTAGCTTCCTGGAGACGTACGAGACGCTCGGTCACGTCCGCATTCCAGATGCGCGAATAGTTCTCGCCCGTCACCGCTCTGAGGGTGTAGCCACCATTTTGGTGGAGCATGAGCTTTGCGCTGTCATTGGGAGATTCATCCGAGCGGGCCTTGAGTCCATGATTCAGATTCTGCGCGGCAAGCGTTGCAGGTAATTCCCGCAAGTAGCTAGCTGGTGCCCCGGCACGTTGGCACAACTGGCCCATAGCCCAATGGGAGAGCTTGGCCGGTGTCCCAGCCTTGCCGACCAAGTTGATTTCTTCACCTTGAGCTTCAACGCGCAGATTTTTGTAGCTGACATCCGCTTCGACTGCTACCCGGCGATGCGCGGAGCATGCCGAGTGGAGTGCAACGACGCTCTTAAAGCGTTCATCCTGTGGGCGAGTTTTCCATTGATTATGTGCTTTGAACAATTCCATGATTTCTACCTTTCGAAAGCCAACTGTGGGTTGCCCCGACCGTGGCGGTTATTGTTAGGACTAAGACTCTATTACATGCGTACATTAATAACGCAAGCGATATTGAGAGAATAATTGCAGCGAACAAAATGAGTAGGGCTAGCATGACTTATTTTACTCCGCGCACGCGCACGAAAGCGCCGCACCGCGTAAGATGATAATGATTCTCATTTTCAGTTTTGCGCAAACAGCACTTGATTAAAGCAAAGTGATTTAGGCCAGTGCTTACGCATGTCGCTGACCTGCCAGTCAATGACAAATCCGGATTGATCTTTCTTAGCCTTACCCTTGGCAGACAGGCCAACAACGACACCGCTAGGATCAAGAAAACGCAAATCAGTAGCGTCGCCATTGACCACGCGAGCGCCAAGCCATGCTGGTGGCATTTCTTTGGTGCGAAACACGGCCGCTACATTGCCGCCATTCTCCAAAACCATTTCTGCATCCTTTTGGTTGTTCTCAGACAGCGAGAAAGTGAGGCGATAGTTTTTAGGCAGCATCCAATTGATGCGAAAACGCGCGGCAATTTTGGTGTAGTCATAGAACTGCACATTGGGAAACGCTTGAATGACGTCAAATTGTTCCCAGACAATGTCAGATGTCCCGTTTAGTCTGACAGCTGGCTTGACGCCAAGCTTCGCGCATTTGCGCTCAAATGCCGCAATTTCTTTCTTCAGCTGCGCCAAGAATCCATTGCGATCATTGAAGAAGAAAAGAGTCTTAGCCTTGCGTGCATCTTGAATGCTTTTGAAGATGCCACCACGTCCGGCCGTATTTAAACAGCTGGCCGTGCATCCTTCTGAGCGCTTCGGGCAGACTTCAAAGCCTGATAGATTCGCTGGGGACAAATGCAGAATCGCGGTCAAGTACTGACCTTGCTTATCGCCTTTGGCAATCTTTGGGTTTCCATTCACAGTTAACAACTTCATAACTCTCCCTTTCGTTTTGGCTTGTCTCATCAGTAGCGGCAAAGCCATTGCACGCTAGACGGCCATGCGGCCGTTTCGACATTATATTGCACCTAGTCTTTGGATTCTTTTTTCCAGGTAAAGTCTGTACCCATTGCCCGCGCGCTCTGCCAGTCTTTCAAGTGTGTCCATTGAGTCTTCTAATTGCTCGATCGATTTATCGTCAGGTAAGTGGAAGCCAAGCGCTTTTAACTCGAGGACATGCTCTACCCATTTTTCCTTATATTTTGCTACGTGTTGATTCACGTTGTCTCTTTGTTCGTTCGTCAGTGATTGTAAAGCCATAGTTTCCCTTTCATTAATGGTACAGGTGATAATACCCCGCGCCCATTCATTCAGATTCTTCCATTTAATACGCTTGACAAAGGAATAGCGCAAGCATTATTAATGCTACCATGATTAATTTGTATCCAGGTTTCAAGGTGTCAAAGGTTTACTTGCTTAAAAGAGGCGGAACGTTCCAGCGCTTGCGAGCGCGGATAAATGGCCGCGCCTATTGGTGCGGTAAAGCAATTCCCGGGACAAGCTTCTGGGTAAGTTACATTTGCATGGATGGTGAAGTGAGGATTCAAAGCGGGTTACCCGGCGGCCGTGAGATCACGATAAGCAAAGGCGAGCTTTAGCCCCCGCATCGATTAACCCAAGGCAACCCTGCAGCCGGGATTCCCTGACGCCAGCTTAGGTCTGGCAGACTGGGTTAACTGGCGCAGGGTTTTTCTTGTCCGATCATGACGCACCGCATCCTTATATGTTCTTATATAAGATATTATATGGCTTGCGCTATCTATAGTTCTATGATACCTCACGTGCAACGGGTCAGTAGTCCATGGTCGCGGGGAGCCAAAGGCTTCACGAAGTACCGGCGCGACGCAAGACGCGATTCGGGGGGTTAAATAATGATTGTGTAATCCACTTATTATACATAGACACTGTGTACTGTTATGCCGTCGATGCGTGGACACCAGGGCACCAGGCCGAACGGATGCGCCGATGCGGGGGCGCGGCGAGGCGGGGGAGTGGGGGTCGACGCGGTTGCGGTGGCGGATTGTCCATTGCCGAAAATTTAAAAAAATAAAAAAGAGGACCCCCCGCATCCTTAAATGCCCGGCTAAGTCCAAGTGCTTGCAACCCCCCGCAGCCATGCCACAATAGCTGCATGGACATTTGGACCCGCCTTCTAACAACCAATCCCGGATTTGCCTACCTTAAGCACTCACTGGAGGACACCCCGCAGCCTGAGGGCGTTACCCCATCTGGTGACCTAATGGACTTATTCCCACCCGAAAGGGTGGCTACGGGGGCTATTAAAGGGCTCCCCCTACTACTTGGGGCAATAAAAAAACCTCCTACAGTTTTTGCCCCCATAGCCGAGCGATCCCAAATCTGGAAAAAGCTGGCAGATGCTTACGAGAAAATGAATGCGATGAATTCTGAGGCAGACCTTGTCGCAGAAATTTTAGAAAAGAATAGAAGCGGGACTGCTCCTTTAGATGAGTGGTCACACTACGATTATTTAGACAAACTCCATTACCTAAACAAAGCCCGTGCATATGAAAAAGAGCAGTTGGCCAAGTTTGGGGGGATTCCGTACGACCCAGAAGAAGTCGCCAGCAAAATGGTTGAGCTTGGGCTCAACAACAAGAAACTTACCAATCCAGAGGCCCAGTATCTTTCGCATGAGTTAAAGATGGACCGTATTCGTCAGTACAGACTTTCGGGAGAAAAGCCTTCTCCGGAAGAAGTTGCGTTAAAAATGAAGCAGTACGGGCTTAAAGAACCTTTGACCCCGGAACAGACAGACTTTCTAAAAGACCTGCTGGAACAAGACGCGATCAAGAAACGCAGAAAGTGATCGCTAATTTACAATTTACAAATTACAATTCACAAACTGTAAATTCACCTACTGGATGAAAAAGAAAAACCCCGACACCTTCGTATCGGGGCTTCGCTAGCAAGACAGTGATGTCTTGAGAACTTCAGGAGCCTTCACTCTACCCCACTGGTAACCCATTGACAAACTGTCAATTTAACTTCATGTACTAGTACATGAAGTTAATCCCCGGCCCCCCGAAGCTGACGGGGGACAAAGTTCGATGAAGACTGCCGATGGCACCGGGCCGCTAAACCCGGACCGCATAAGCGGAGGCGTCGAGGCCGGGAGCTTCACCCCTGGGAGAAAACGCGCTCTCCACCGTGGGGCAAAGCGCAAAGACCTCTGGTGCATCCGCCAGCTCTCCATGGAGAAGTCGGATCCATTCACTGCGTACTTCCGCTGGATGATGCGCTTTGTGGATCTTGAAAGGGAGGCACGCAATCCACGCTCCCTGTTCAATCTGTTGCCTAAAGACGACACCTGGATGGGCGGCCCCATGGTTGTCCCAGTTAAGTTCGAAAAATAAATTTGACTTCCCCCACCCACTGGTAAATCCTGGGCTGGCTACGAACATTTGCCTGAATGTTGATGCGTGCTTTCCCCGCAGCCACCCATCCTAACTCTACGAGCCTTGGATCGGGGTTGCGGGGTTTTTAATGCCCCGGTGTTCAACGAGAACTGCTCACTGGGGCGCCACTTTCTTCTTGCGTTTCTTCACACGCTTTCGCTTAAAAGGCGTATCGGCAGCTTCCCACCAGTCGCATTCCAATTCAGCGTAACGCATCCCCCCTATTCTCACCCACTGGTGAAACCCCCGCTACCCAGAAAGCTGTCAACCAAAAAAGATTGACGTGTAAAGCAATTCGCTGCACCCTGTCTGAATGAACACCATGTCTCCCCATGGAAAGGCGCTGCTTAAGGCGTTGGGGGGTAACTCAAGTATGGCGCGGGCAACCCCCGCAGCCGTCAAACGCTGGGGCTTAGACCAGCCCGACTCCATTGCCTCCGTGCTTCCTGAGGAGTTCCTCGCTCGCGTCCTGCTTATCCCGGACGACGCGATGAAGCTCCCCGAATCCCAGCTGGAGAGCCAGGGTATGGTGTCCCGCCAGGACCGCCGTGTCCGTATCCAGTTCTGGCATGAGTATGAAAAGGCGGCTAAAGAGCGCCGCCAGATGAACCTTCAAACCATCGTCGAGCACACAGGCGTCCCCTCCTGGGATGGGTATGCCGAGAAGCTCTATTTAAACCCCTCGCTCTTTGCGTGGCTCATGCAGCCCCCCGCAGGCTACCGCCTCCAGATGGAGGAAGCCCAGGAGATCGGGCTTAAGCGCCTGACCGATATCATGGAGCTGCCGATCATGGATTCGGCCGGTAAGGTCAACGTGGCGGTGGCTATGTTGATCCTCCAGGCGTTTAAGCTCGTTGACCAGCGCGTCCATGGGGCCATCACGCAGCGTATGGTGAGCGTCAATCTCCACGGAGCGGAGCCGCCCCCCGCTGCCAAACTCGACATGGATGCCGTAGAGAAGCGTATCAAGGAACTTGAAGCGCAGCTCGGGCACGGGGGGTCCTCTGAAAAAAGTACAGTGCCAGGTACAACCGAAGTGATTGATGTTGAAAGTACTCTAATTGAGAAAGGTCCAAGCGATGGGAACGGAATTGAGTCCTGATTTTTCTGCCGAGGGCAAGTGCCTGTGTGACGTCTGCCAGGAGAACGAGAAGACTATTGTAGCCCGTCTCGTGGAGATGCGTGAGAACGGTAAGCTTATCGAAACGGGGGATCCAGACGTAGTCAACCGCCCCTCTCACTACACCACTGGTAAAATCGAAGTCATCGACTTCATCGAGGACCAGAAGCTTGGTTTCCACCTGGGGAATGTTGTCAAGTACGTCGCTCGTGCTGGCAAGAAGGACCCGGCCAAGGAAATCCAGGATCTGGAGAAGGCGCGTTGGTATCTGAATCGCGCGATTGAAAAGCTCTCCCAATGACGCTGCTTAAGCCGGAAGACAAACTTAAAATCGAGAAGCTCAAGCTCCTCGAAGAGAAGCAGAGCCTCAAGCGGCGTCTTCCGTTTAGGTATCTATTTAAAGACTACAAATGGGCGAATGAGTTTCTCCGTTCGAAAAATCGTATTTGTCTCCTTACTGCCGCCAACCAGATTGGCAAGAGCACCATACAAATCCGTAAAATGCTTACATGGGCAACGAGCCCTGAGCTTTGGGCTGAGCTTTGGCCCGAGACAATAAATTTAGGCCTTGAGCCTAACCTGATGTGGTATGCGTATCCCTCTAAGGACGTCGCCACGTTTGAGTTTGAGACAAAATGGAAACCCCTTCTCCCACCAGAAGATGACCCCATCTACGGATGGAGGGCTGAGTATGAGTCAAAGAAAATTGTCTCACTCAAGTTCCACAACTTTGCGCCTCTCATTGTATTCAAGACCTATGCGCAAGATGTGCAGTACCTCCAATCGGGGACTGTTTTTTTCCTAGCTTGTGATGAGGAATTAGATGCAGAACTCTACGACGAGTTGAAGATGCGTCTGAACGCAACCCGTGGCTACTTCTCCTGCGTCTTCACCGCAACCAAGGGTCAGGAGTTCTGGCGTGAGGCGATGGAAGAGCGCGGGACACCCCGTGAACGCTTCCCCCATGCGGCCAAGTGGCAAGTTTCGCTATACGACTGCCAGTACTACATGGATGGAACCCCCTCCAAATGGACCGACGAGCGTATTGCGGAGGCAATCGCAGACTGCTCTTCTGATGAAGAAGTCCAGCGCCGCATCTTTGGAAAGTTCGTGCTCACATCTGGGAGAATCTTCGATGCGTTCTCCATCAAGAACAACGTCCACATGTATGAAGACGGGCCTCCCAAGAACTGGCTCGTCTACATGGGTATTGACTACGGCTCGGGTGGCCTGAAGAACCACCCCTCCGCCATCGCAGCCATCGCGGTGAGCCCCGAGATGACCCGTGGCCGTGTGTTCAAAGCGTGGCGAGGCGACGGGATTGAAACTTCCGCTACCGACGTTGTGCTCAAGTACATGGCCATGGCGGCCGAGATTAAAGGCGAGGGCTACACTGTGGTGCAGACTTGCTACGACTACGCCGCCCGCGACGTCTACACCGTGGGGACACGCATGGGCCTCACCCTGATTAAGGCCGAAAAGAGCCACGACATTGGTGAGAGCGCAATGAACTCACTGTTCAAGAACCGGATGCTCGAGCTGGACGGCTCCGAGCCCGAGGTGATGAAGCTTGCCTACGAGCTGACTTCGCTCAGTGGGACCACGGCCAAGAATAAGCGCAAAGACGACCTGTGTGACGCGGTGCGCTACCCCGTATGCATGATCCCATGGAACTGGGACGCAGGCCTACCCGCTGAGACGATGGACAAGCTCAGGGAGAAAATTACCAAGCCTAAGGCCAAGACCGAGATCGATCACCGTAGAGAGCAGATGCTGAAAGAGGAAAGACATGCCCAAGACTCAATTGAAGCCGAATTCGCAGAGTGGAACTCCCTGTATGAGTGAACAAATGACCGTAAAAGAGATCAAAATGCTGTTTGAGGCAGCCCGGAAGCACGGAATCGGTGAATTCTCCATCGCCTCCCCCACTGGGAGCGTCCGTTTCAAGCTGACTTCGTACACAAACTCTATTGACCGCCCCGCAACCGCGCAGGAAGTGAAAACCGCTGAGCAATTGGCGGAAGAAGACCTCGACAGACAGGTGCGGAAGTTCAAGCAAGACCAATTAGATGAGATGGCCCTTACGGATCCTCTTGCCTTGGAGAACATGATCGCTCAAGATTTAGTTGAGGATATCCCAGATGCCCAAGATTCAGCTCAGTGACCTGAAATCAGGTTACGAAGAATGGAATTCGTGTGACCAGGAGATCTTTGCTGAGCAAAGATCCAACATCCTGCTCATGGCTTCCGAGCATTACTCCAAGAAAGGCTCCAAATTTTGGGCGAATATTCGCGATGCTAAGGAGCTGAACTCCGAGCAGCGCATCAGGCTCACCAAAAATCACCTCTACAAGATCATGCGTGGCTATGCTTCAATCCAGGGCTCCCTGGCTCCCGGTGTTGCCTGCATGCCGCAGAATGAAAACGAGCTTGCTGACGTAAAATCAGCCGAGCTTCACGAGAAAGTCCGCAAGTGGGCGTCTGACAAGTACCGTTTCCGCGAGAAAGTCCGCAACTGGATCGACGATTTCAACGTGGTAGGCGAAGTTGCGTGCTTCATCTACTACGATCCTTCCAAAGGCAAGCAAGTAGGCTTTGAGCAAGCCATGGATGCCGAGGGCAACCCCGAATTCGAGGAAGATGGCGTCACTCCGAAATCATCTGAGCGCCCCATCTTCTCTGGGGACTTCGTGTTTGAGACTGTATATGGCTTCAACTTGCTTCGCGATGCAGATGCCAAGCAGATGGAGGATAGTTGTCAACTCACTATTCGCTCCACTGGTAAAGTTTCCGACTACAAGAAGAAATACGCTAAATTTCCCGACAAATTGAAGGCTTTTGAGGCCACTCCAGATGGAACCTACTTGGTGTTTGACGCTAACAAGGCGTCTTACGGCAAGTCCAAGGACTTGGTGCAGATCAACCGCACTTTCTATCGCCCGAGCATCGAGTATCCGAACGGATACTTCGTGTTCTGGACTGAAAACGGTATTTTTGAGGAAGGCGAACTACCCTTTGGTAAGTTCCCGCTGGCGTATGCGGCTTTTGATCGCTACCAGACCTCCCCCCGTGGCCGTTCACACATTAAAATCCTCAAACCCTTCCAGATTGAGATTAACCGTTCTGCCTCGAAGATTGCCGAGCACCAAATCACCATTGGTGACGACAAAATCATCATGCAGGCCGGTACCAAGATCCAGCAGGGCGGAACCCTCCCGGGGGTGCGCGGTGTGGTGGTCACAGGCGCAGCCCCGCAGGTTCTCCCAGGTCGCGACGGCTCGCAGTACTACGCCCGCATGGAGAAGGACATCCAGGAGATGTACGCAGCCTCGTTGCTTGACGAACAGGCCGCGCAAGAGATCTCCCAGATGGACCCTTGGTCACTCGTCCATCGTTCTGCTTCGCAGAAGACCAAATTTAAGCTCTACGTCGAGCGTTTTGAGCAGTTTTTGATGGATGTGTGGGACATCTTCTTCACACTGGCTCGCCAGTACTTGTCTGATGATGATCTGATGGAGATCCTGGGCCCGGATGAGCAGATGAACTGGGCAGAGTTCCGGGATCCTCAGCACAAAGGCTACAAGATTCAGCTTGAGCCGATGTCAGACGACGTCGACACTCAGTACGCGCAGCAGTTGACCATGAATCACTTCATGCAGTTCGCCGGATCCCAATTGTCAAAGGAAGACTTGGGCCGAATCATCGAAACCATGCCTTTTGCTAAGGCAAAGGATCATTTCAAGGACCTCACGCTCAACTACCGCCTGGGGACCAACGTGATTCTCGCGCTTGACAAGGGTAAGCGCCCCCGTGTCCATCCAAAAGATGATCACAACTACATGATCAAGCGGCTGAACACGCGCATGCGCGAGCCGGACTTCGATTTCCTGCCTCAGCCTATTCAGGCCAATTATGAGGCTGTCTTACAGGAGCATATGCAGTTCCTAGCTCAGATTGAGGCGCAGTTGGCTGCGGCTCAGAAGGACTTCATCCCCACTACTGGGGCGATGGTCGGAGTGGATCTCTATGTGCCGCATCCGGATGGGCCAGATAAGGCACCTAGGCGTGCTCGCGTACCATACGACGCTCTCCAGTGGTTGATTCAACGCATCGAGCAGCAGGGCAGCACCTTGTCTGAACTTGAGGGGATGAACCAATACAATTTAGCACAAATCGCACAAGCAGCAGGACTCGGGCAAGGTCCGGTAGCACAACCAGGGATCCCAGCATAGGAGCTTGGGCCCGCTACCCTCACTCTACGGAAATTGAGTGAGACAAGAGAGGAACGGAGTCTATGAAGTATCACATTGTTCGTGCGCCCATTGAGGAAGGCACAAGTGTATCTCCTGCAGTTAATACCGACGAATCGAATCGTATTGAAGGCGAAGAACCCATCGTTGGGGAAACCAGTGGGGGGGATCAATCCCCCGCATCCGCAACTACCGAAGAAAAACCGGAAGGACAGGCCCAAGCCGGACAAACTCCAGCGGAAGCTCCGGCGTTTACGCCGAGCTTTAAAGTTAAAGTCATGGACCAGGAGCTGGAGATCCCAGAGAACTTCCGTGGTCTGATTAAAGACGCGAAAACACAGAAGGAAGTCCAGGAGATCTTCGAAAAGGCCTACGGCCTTGAGCACCACAAGAAGAAGACCTACGAACCTCTGGTGCAGAAGTACACAACCCTGGAATCGCAGGTAAAGAACCTCGATCAGGGCATGACCGAGCTTCATAAGCTCGCCCAGGACCCTAAGACCTTTGGGGACTTCCTGGACTTCTGGAAGATCGACAAAAAAATTCTCTACCAATTCGTTGCAGATGATTTACGATTTGAGGAGCTACCCGAAAACGAGAAGAATCAGATCCTGGAGCAAAAGCGAAAGGAACGCGAAGCCGGACAGCATCGCCTTGAGTCTGAAAGTTATCGGGAGCGTTGGCTTCGCTCTGAAGCGGAGAAGCAACTGTTTGTGTTGGATACGGCCATTTCCAGACCAGACATTGCCGAGGTGGCCTCTCAGTTTGACGCCCGGGCCGGAAAGCCTGGATCCTTCAAACAAGAGGTTATTTACCGAGGCGTTCTCCACGAACAAACTACCGGGAAGGTCCTCCCGGTTGAGGAAGCAATCCGGCAGGTCATGGGCCTGATCGGTTACGACGAAGTTGATGAGGCAGCGGCCGGACAGCCCGCCTCACAGAAAGTTGTAGCCTCAGTTCCCCAGAAGAAGCTGCCAGTCATTCCTGCCGTGGGTGGTGGGAGTGGTGCAAGCCCGGTGAAGCGCGCGGTGAATTCTACAGAGGATCTCCGCAAGATTTACCAGGAAAAATTCGGTTCAAAGAACACATAAATTTAGACAATGGAGGTCTAAACTAAAATGGCCACTGAAAGAACATTTCAGGACATGCTCAATGAGTATCTCCCGAACAAGGTCCTGCGCGAATCCTTCCAAAAGAAAGATTTCTTCCTCTCTAACTGTGAAAAAGATGACACCTGGGCTGGTGGAACTCTCGTAGTTCCATTCCGTGGAGCTGGCGCTTCGAGCGTTAAGTTCGGCGGACTCACCAACTCTGGTGACATCGGTCAGAGCAAGTACGTTCGCGGCGAAATCACGAGCCAGCCAGAAGTCTGGGGTTCGTTGATCTTCAACGAGCGCGACCTGATGGAACACGGCAAGCTCTCTGAGCAGAACCTGCTCAAGATCCTTCCGGACGAAATTGAGTCCTTCACGGACTTCATTCGTATGGCAACCAGCCTCTCGATGACCAACGGCGCTCACTTCGCAACCTCGAGCACCAACGGTAACTCGTCTGGCGAGTTGACGATCGACCGCCCAGAGCGTCTCGAAGTCGGCATGAAGGTCTACATTGACGATGACAATAGCGACCCTGTTGCCGCATACGTCTCGCAGGTCAACATGGACACCGGCTTGGCAACTTTCGTCAGCTCCCGCTGGGGAACGACGGCAGTTGACCTGAGCAACTACACGACTGCTCAGAACATCAAGCTGTACTTCGACGGCCACCAGACGGCAGCTAACCGCTTGACCTCGCTCAAGTCGGCGCTCCTCTCGGCAGCCAACGGCGGCAGCTCGACTCTGTACGGTCAGACGAAGCTCGCCTACCCGTACCTCCAGGCGATCAACATCTCGGGTGCATCGATCTCCGCATCCAACATCATCGAAAAGATCTTCGATGCTGTGATCAAGCTCCGCAACCGTGGACGTGGTCAGGCCGACAAGGTCTGCATGGCGTACAAGCACTGGGGCTCTGTGATGAAGGTCCTCGAAGGCCAGAAGGGCGCTTACCGTCAGGCTTCTGATGTTAAGGCCATTCAGTACGGCTGGGAGCAGGTCGACATCGCTGGACCTAAGGGTAAAGTGACTGTGGTCGCGATCCAGGAAATGGACGAAGACTACATCATGATCCTCGACATGTCGGCGATCAAGATCTACTCGAACGGATTCTTCAAGAAGCGCCGTGGCCCATCGGGCAACGAATACTTCGAAATCCGTGGTGAAGACGGCTACGCATACGTGGTCGATATCTGCTTCTTCGGCGATATCGTCCTCGAGCGCCCAAGCCGTTGCGCGATCATTCACTCGATCACTGCATACTAAGCTTGATGGGGAGGGGGCTTACGCCTCCTCCCCAACTTAGTTTCAAAAACTCAAACTTTTAGGAGATTAAAATGCCTCTGAAACCTACTGAAAGACTCGGCGCGAAGAAATTCTACGCCGCAAATTTGGCCACAACCCTTGGTAACACCGTGGGCTCGATGGTCGCTGTGTACGACTTCTCTGTCCTCGGCGGAGCAGTCGGTTCCGTAACCCTCAAGGATCTCGACGGCAACGACGCTGTCCTTCCTAAGGGTGCAATCATCAAGAACGGCTTCCTCCGTGTCTTGACCGCTGCAGCTTCTGCTGGTGGCTCTGGAACGATTGCATTCGGTGCAAACACCACGACCGACCTGAAAACAGCAACCGATGCAGACACGCTCTCTGGTATCGTTGCGATCATCCCAGTTGGAACTGCTGCTACGGCAGTTGCCCTGACTGCGGACCGCAACCTCCAGGCGACGATTGCAACGGAAGCCCTTACCGCTGGTAAGATTGAGCTTCACGTCGACTTCGTTTACGGCTCCGACGTCGTAGGCTAAAAAGTAGGGAGAGGGGAGTCACCTTTCCTCCTCTCTCCCGCCTTCCTCTTGTGGGAGAGCCTGTGGCAGTGCTGCGTGCGAGCGTAAAAATGACTTTACTTCCCCCGGCACCCGTTGGAAAAGCATGGGGTGATTTCGTTCATCCTCAAAACACTCTCCTTTGTAGTTATTCTCTTCCTCTCTCGTATGGCCATTCAGGGCGTACGCATGTCGATCATTTTCTAAGCAGCAGCTACCCCCAAGGGGGGTACTAATATGTGTCCCCAAGGCCCTAGTTGGTGGGAGGTCTTGGCCTTTACAGCCTTGGCCATTGCGTTGATACTAGTATGGCAAGGAGGCATCTAAGGTCATGACCAGACTTATTGGCGTATTCCCCGTGAACTCAAGTCTGGATATGAGCGCGGATTTCGAGTCCGAAGCCATCCGCCTGAGCCTTAATATTGGCTTCTCCGTCCAAATGACCTGGAGTGGTACCTCCCCAGTGGGGCAGGCGAAGCTCCAGGCAAGCATCAACGGCACGGACTACGTCGACATCGACGACTCTGCCGATACGATTAGCGGTAACACTGGGACGACGATCTGGACGGTGCGCAACGCTAGCTACCGCTGGGTAAAAGTTGTCTATACACGCACAAGTGGGAGCGGGACTGCGGTGGTTGTCCACTGCACGAACTAAACTATGGCAAATAGACTCATTGAACTGCCATTGATGTATGAGAACCCCGCAGCCGCCTTCACCATCTTCCAAGGTGACGCTGGGACTTCTCTCGTAGCCGACAGTGCTAACGATACGGCGACGTTCACCAGCTCTGACGGGTCAATCCTCATCACTGGAGATTCATCGACTGATACGATGAACTTCACGGTAGGCTCTCCAATCAACGGCTTCACTCAAGGCTCTGTTCTTTTTGCAGATAGCTCGGGAGAGATCAGTCAGGATAACTCGAATTTCTTCTGGGACGACACGAACAACCGCCTGCGTATCGCCAATAGCTCCTTCACTTCCGCGAAAGCGAAGCTCGAAATCCGTTCGGTCGATGACCTGGACGCAACCGACATTTTGGCATGCTACGCGAACAACCTGACCCAAGGCTTCGCTGTCCGCTACGGCGGGCTCTACGCCATCGGATCAAACGCCAACGTCAATATCAACATCGTCGCGAAGTCGGGCAACGTCGTTTTCAACTCGGGCCAGTTCTATATTCAGGGCGACTCTTATAGCTATCACAATGGCCTGCGTCTTGGAGGAGGGGACTCGTCGAATACTATTTATTCAGCCACTTCCGACATCGGAATAACTACAAACGGTGGAATTCAGGGAATTTCGGTTGGCTACACAAGCTCGACTTTTTCAGTTTTCAACGCTGGGGCAAGTGACGGTACTTTTGCCTATAACCAATATCTTCGCGACACGACTGCCATGGCCGCAGGGGTTGGAGGTGGGATTGCGTTTGTTGGTGATTACGGGCTAGGTCCGGCTATTCTATCTGGCATCAAGGGCGTAAAGAAAAATTCCAGCTCGGGGGATTTCGCTGGGGAAGTTGCGATCTACACGCGCCTAAACGGGGGCTCACTTCTCGAACGCCTGCGCGTTAGCGATGCTGGCCTCTTAGGTCTAAATATCTCCGCGCCAACCGCCCAGCTCCACTTGGTGAACTCCTCAGCCTCTCAAGTAGCAGAGATCATCAAGGGCGCAGCCTCTCAGTCTTCGAATCTCACTGAGTGGCAGAATAGTTCAGGCACCGTTCTCGCCTCAGTTAGTTCAGCGGGAGTTATCGCAGCACCGAATATCCCTGTCATCACCGCAACAAACATTTCAACGACTGGCTCGATTCACAATCGGACTGTCGACACCGGATGGCTTGTCTTCACTGGTTCGGCAAGCGTCACTCTGAGCGGGCTTGTAGCTCAAACCGATGGTTATGAAGTCATCATCACAAACCGACTTTCCAGCAGCAGCTTCACAGTTACTATTCTAAATGAAAATGCCAGTTCTACAGCGGCTAACCGAGTTACAAACCCAGACGGCGGCTCGATTGTCATTAATCGCTACCAGTCACACCGTCTTAGATATGTGGCGGCTACTTCGCGCTGGGTGAGCGCAGTTGATTTTGTTTCCGCCGGAAGTATCGGCTCGGTTCCAAACGCTAGCGGGTTCTCGGTTTCTGGAAACGTTCTCACGCTACAACCCGCAAGCCTTTCCTTCGGCGGCGTTTTAACGAGTGGCTCTCAGCAGATCACTGGATACAAGGAATTTTTCAGCGGAATTTCCGCACCTTCGATTTCAGCTTACAGCGGGTCACTCTGCATTGATTTGAACAATAAGTATCTAATTCGTTCCACCAGTAGCCAGTCAATGGACTGGGAGAATTTCTACCTATACGATCAAACGCCTGTTTTATCTGCCAACTGGAATACCCGATATTTGTATGACTCTACGGGAACACAGAGCGTCGTATGGGAAGGAAGAGAACTCTCCGATTCAGGCGGACTGACTTCTTGTTCGTGGGGCGGACGTTTTCTAGCCGATAGTTCAAATCAATACTCGGTGCAGTGGGAGCAGCGGCAACTCCACGACTCAAGCGGAATCGTCACGGTAGACTGGCAAAGCCGCTATTTATACGACTCTTCAAACACTATTGTTTTTAACTTTGGAACCCAGCAAACAACGGCGGTCACTGGTGCAACTCTCACTGGCGGCGGCGGTACTACTTTAACCGATACCGATACCTGGGATGGGTACACGGTCGGCCAGATTGTAGGCGCATTGCGCGCATACGGACTTTTAGCTTAAGGAAAAACTATGGCAGAAAATACAATTCCAAATCCAAACCCGATCACGATTCCAGCGAAGACCTACGACAAGCAATACTGCACGACGCTAACAATCTCTGCGTCGCCTAGTGCTGCTTGGAATGCTGCGATTGTTGGACAAGACTACGACGGTGACGTTTCGCTTCTTGATCAGAAAAATATCGTACGCTTGAAGGATCTCAAGGCACTTGCGCTTGTAGACGCTGAGCTTTCCGCTGCGATGGCGGCCACACTCGCAGTGGTAGGGAAGTACCTTGTGTTGGCACGTGCTGCGGGTGTGAAAGTCGTCACCGCAGAGAATGTAGCCGCAATTCTTGGAGGTGGACAGTGAACGTAGAACAAGCCCTGCACAATATTTCTTTGGTTCTTGCCGAATTTAAAGGGTCACTTAAAGAACACCAAGCGTTGCAACAATCGCTTCAGGTTGTGAAAGACGCATTGAAGGCGAAGGAAGATGCGAAACCTAACTAAGTGGTTCATCCTAGCATCGCTTGTCTTGATCATCGGTTACGACATCTTTGCCGTACTCAAGGATGGCGAGCAGGCCACTATAAGCGCAGTGCTACTGGGCTGGAGTCGCGAGTACCCACCGTTGACGCTCGCGTTCGGAGTGCTCATGGGTCACCTGTTCTGGCCGCAGAAGGTAGTCAAATGAAGAAGACAAAAGTCGTGGTGATGAACAAGAATAACGCCCGCATCCTGATCAACCCGGACCTCTCCGGGGTGGAGGGTATTGCCCCTCACTACTGGAAGTTCGAAGGCAACAAGGTTGTCCCGATGAATCAGAAAGAGCAGATCAAGCGCTACGAGGACATCCTCAAGAATGGTGCTGACACCACGGTCAACGATCTTTCCAAAGAAACGATTCATTACAACGTCATTCACTGGGGGATGGCGGCAGCATTCACTTTTGGAGGCCTGCTGGTAGGGGTGCTTTCCATGGGTGCTCTTTACAACTACTGGTGAGACCATGGAGCAGCTCTTTCGATACTTCATCCAAGAAACAGACAAAAAATTCGACGAGCTTAAGGGAGATATTGCTGACGTGAAAGAACAACTCAAGGATTTGTCGAAATTTAAAGCCGAAATGATTGCCACCGCCCGCACGACGTCTTTCATCGTATCGGCCATCTGCGGAGCTATTACCTTGACCGTAACGGTCGTAGTGTTTCTTAATAAGTAAATGGCAAGAGCAAGGGAAGAACGACAATCAATAGCTGGCCTCGATTATCCGCAGAACACGGACTCCAGGCAGACTCTATTTGAGAAAGCCCGCAACATCATCTCCGTGCTTCTCCAGCATGACCACTCCCCTGGTCGCGGGGCTCCGGTGTTTGTCAAACCCCCGACTCTAAAGATCATCAGCTCAGGTTCCGGTAGCTATGTTCCCCCGCCTACTGCGCTCTATATTAAAGTCACCGTCATTGGCGGCGGGGGTGGTGGCGGGGCTGCGGGAGCCGCAAGCGGTGGCTATGCTGGCGGCGGTGGCGGTGGTGCTGGCGGTACAGCGTTCAAATACATCTCAGCCCCTTTTACCGATGTCTCCACGGGCTACACCTTCAGCGTTGGGGCAGGAGGGACTGGCGGCGTGGTAGGCGGCGCGGCCGCTACTGACGGGGGCAACACTACTTTTGGATCCGTGACTGCAAGCAAGGGCTTGAAGGG